TTGGTCAGGGATTCGATGTCATTCTTGCTCATACGCAAGACGGCACCGATAGCGTCTGCTGTATCGTTTTTCTTTTTAACAACTTCGCCCGATTCTGTTCTACTTTCAGGTTTAATGTAAACCTGTTCGCGCGACAGTTTAGCGATAATAGAACGAACGGATTTACCTAGCGTCTTTGCAATATCTTCCACAGTTTCTCGCGAAGGATTTGCGGCATATTGCTTAACAATCAAAACTGTCTGTTCCGCAGTATAGTTTACAGTTTTATGCGTCTTTTCCATAATTGCACCTATAAGGTAATCAGGGATTTTTAACAGATTCCCCATACTGTATAACTTATTTATTAAATGCTATTTTAATAGCATTTAATAAATTTGTATATCAACTATTTCCAAATTACTAATACAAAAGAATAAAGATATACTATTATCCATAAACACTTCAAGCCAATATACCCTAGTGTTAACTGCCAATATTATGGGATATAATATAATCTTTTTTATAACATTTTCAGCGGTTTGTATATTTTTAGTATCCATTTTAATTTTCCTAAGTTTAGTGTTTATAATATATAGCGCCTATGCAAGGTAATGCTAACTAAATTTAATATCTTGCATGATTAGTACAAAATCTACCGCATCAGTGTACCTAAAAAATGTGCAGAGTAAATAATCTTCGCTATACACGTTCCAAGCAATAAAGCCTAACAAGGTGCGGACTTTACTAATCGTTAGCATGTTGTTCCCCTTTCCAATGTGGTCATTATAAAGGAAAATTTTGCCATTATTTTTCTATAGTGCAAAAAACAACAATAAAATTTTTCTTGACAAATTCTAGAGTGTGTGCTAAGTAAAATCTTGGGTTTATTAAGCATTGATGTGGGTCGTGATTGTTTCCTATAGTGCATAAAAACAACAATAAAATTTTTCTATAGTGCATAAAAACAACAATAATTTTTTTCTATAGTGCATAAAAACAACAATAAAATTTTTCTTGACAAATTCTAAAATGTATGCTAGGGGGTTATTAGACTTACAATTTTTGCTTAGCACCGTGACCCACTCACACGGCCTAAATATGGATTTTTACCCAAAATATTGGGTGCCATTATACCGTAGCAATCCAACTAAACTGCAAAAGTCTAACTAAGTATTACCCTAAACCGCAGCAATCCAACTAAACTCTATAACTTTACATCCTCTAAAATACGTTCTAGGGATAAAATTTTAATACTTGACACTACATCCCCCAAGTGCTATAATGGTAAGGTCATAAAAATAAAAGAAATACCAATAATGAGTAATTTTATCCCACAAACTCTCCCTACTAATACTCCGGCAGAAACCCTAAACATTTCACCTGAACAGTTAGAGGTTAGTAATTGCTATTTACAAAATCCAGATATAAAAAAAGTAGCAGAGATACTGGATATGCCAGTAGAGTTAGTATCACAAATATTAGATCGTAAAGAGGTAAGAGCATATATTAACTCTATTTTCTTTAGTGTAGGATTTAATAATAGGTTCCAGATGCAGGAATTGATGGATACAATCATCAAGAAAAAACTTAAGGACATGGATGAAGCAGATATTGGCTCGACTAAAGATATTACAGAAATTCTAGCTCTAAAACATAAAATGACAATAGAGCTACTGGATAAAGAGATAGAACTAGAAAAAATTCGCGCATCCAACCAACTAAAGTCACAAGTCAATGTACAGATTAATGAGGGTCTAGGGTCATCTAAATACTCCGCTCTTATTTCACAGTTGATTAATGGGAGTGTAAATGCTAACGATTAGTCGCCCTGATATTTCTTTTACTAGTTTAACAGAGTTCCCTTCTCATTCTAGATTTATAAAACTTCCTATCATGCCCTACTTGCAGTTACTACCTGCTGTAGACCCTATAACTTATGTAAAGTCGACGGCATGGGAACAGACTAATCGTGCTCAGATTGCTCTAATTAACTGTGTTAATGATCCTAGATATAGGTTTGTCTGTGCTGCTCTAGCTCGGCGACTTGGAAAAACTTATATAGCTAACATTGTGGGACAACTTGTTGCCCTAATACCAGGATGTAATATACTTATTATGTCCCCTAATTATGGGTTATCTTCTATTTCATTCGAGATACAACGAAAACTTATTAGATCATTTGAGCTAGAAGTAGAGAAAGATAACTTAAAAGATAAGGTAATAGAGTTATCAAATGAATCTACCATTAGAATGGGATCTCTATCGACCGTTGACTCATGCGTTGGACGCTCGTATGACCTCATCATTTTTGATGAGGCAGCCCTAGGGCCAGATGCAGAAGAGGCATTCAATGTGTCTTTACGGCCTACTCTAGATAAACCAAATTCAAAAGCTATATTTATTTCTACCCCTAGAGGTAAGAATAACTGGTTTAGTCGCTTTTTTCAGCGTGGATTCAGTAATAGATACCCTGAATGGGTATCACTAACTGCTGATTATACAGAGAATCCTAGAATGAGAGAATCTGATGTTAATGAGGCTCGCCTATCTATGTCAAAAGCTGAGTTTGAACAAGAATACATGGCCTCATTTACTACATTTGAGGGTCAAATATATAGTGAGTTTTCAGTAGAGAAACATGTAGGTAACTTAGAATCATTTAGTGGTATAGAATTTATTGCAGGATTAGACCCTGGATATAAAGACCCTACTGCCTTCATAGTAATTGGATATAATCCCAATAATGAGAAGTTCTATGTTGTAGATGAATATTTAGAGGCTAAAGCCTCAACTTCATCTCATGCTGAAGTATTTAAGAAAATGATAGATAAATACTCTATTGAGTCAATTTTCATTGACTCAGCTGCTGCACAGTTTGCAGGTGACTTAGCATACACATACGATATAGCATCAGTAAAAGCTAAAAAACAAGTACTAGAAGGAATTGCATACGTACAGACGCTTATTGCGCAAGATAGACTAATAGTATCTCCTAATTGTTTAGAAACGCTTGCAATGTTAGATCAGTATCGCTGGAAACCAGATAGTGTTGGAATCGAAAAACCACTTCACGATCAATACTCACACATGGCGGATGCTCTGAGGTATGCCCTTTATACTTATACATTATAATACCCATACATCATTACCACAATCATATACTCTATGATAGCCTTCTAATTTCATAATTTGCGCTTCTGTAAGTTCATCGCTGTAGCTATTAGGAAATAATTTCTCTAGCTTATGTTTCTGAAACTGGAATCTAGAGAACGAGTTAAGCTTTTTATAATACTTATACCCTGGTTCACTAGTACGTAAGTATGAAAAGCCTAAAGCTTTATACATATTACCCGTACTCCACCGTTTGTCTGAATATGTAATAATGCTTCCAGAAAATTCCTTTCTAAAGGCTTTTAGTAATTTAGATGCTCCCCCAACAATATTTATACCAGTTAATGAACAGTACCTAACTAATTCATAGTCATAGCTAGAATCAAAACGAGAACTACTAAAAGTCATAACTCCTATTAAAATATCCTTATTAAATATACCATAATTATATTTAGTAGGAGATCCGCTACCTTGAATATGGTTATTATCTAAAAATTCTTTAGGAAACTGTACTGATTTAACTGTACAGTTCCTAGCATATACTGATAGATTATTACCTAACATACTATCTATTCTAGATTTAACAATATCTTTCTTTAGTTCCCATTCATCCTCAAAAATATGTACTAAATTAATACCTAGATGTATTCTAGCATTATTTTGCTTATCTAAATGGTATCTAGACCCTACTTTATCCTCTCTATGCCACCAAACACCATTATACTCAAAACCTAGCTTAAGATCTGGTAGAATAATATCTATTTCCTTATTGTTAGGAAGAGTACGCTGATTATTAAGTATTTTTCCTTTATATCTACTAGAAATAAATGCTAATATCTCTTTTTCTGCTATACTAGTTCCATTAGCATGTACGCAGGAAGGACATCCAGTATTATCATTAATAATGTTATATATGTTTTGTTCGTGAATATGTCCCTTTGCACATTTAATAGTTACTTTTTGGTCACTTGTAACTATATCTTCAAAAGGGGATATTATCTCTCTATCTTGCTGTACTAATATATTACAAAGTTTAGCAATAGTAGTATCTACCCTAGGCCTACGTATATTAAACTTAGTACAGGCGTTAAGTATAGCATTTGTACTGCATTCCATAGTCTTAGCAATTTGCTCTAAGGTTAGATACCTATTAGTTAACTCATTTAGTTTAGCCACATTGTCTGAATTCCAGTCAATCACTCTATTATAGATGCCTTTTCTGCATATATTACAAAAACTTCTAGAACCTCTAGAAATTAGATTAGTTGCTAAAGTTTCCCATATATGTCCATTATTACATATTAGTGAGACATTTCTTTGAGCTCCTAAGTATTCCCCATATACTGAAATATCTGTGCCGTATTTAGCCTGAACTTCTTTGTTAAATTCTTCTGTTGTCTTTTTAGTTGCCATGTAAATTCCTCATCAAAGTTATATTATACCATTTTGATGAAGTATACGCAAGCATGAAATTTTAACCCTTGACAGGTAAATCTTTATTAGTGTATAATTAAGATTTAAAAAAGGATAATATGGCTTGCGGAATCTATAAACTAACCTTTAGTAGTGGAAACTTTTATATAGGTAAATCTATTGATATTGATAAACGATGGAATCAGCATTTTGAATCTATGCGTAAAGGTAAACATACTAAGTTGCTTCAACAAGAATATAATAGGTATGGGTATCCTAAAGCGGAGATACTAGTAGAATGTCATGCAGATCATATTGATATAGTAGAAGAATCATACATTGCTAGAATGAGGCCAACACTCAATAGTACGTATCCTATTGATAGAATGGCAGGAGTTGCAGATAGTGTATGGAGCACTGTTTTAGATTACTTTAAAAAGAGTACACTTGAGCATATTCAATGGATTGATAATCTTAGAACAGCAGAACTTGAGTATAAAGAAAATATACGTGTTTTAGAGAAAAAGATAGATGCTAATATTAGCACAATATCTACGCTTAAAAACCAGCGGTTACAAGAAGAAATAGCTCTAGATATTGAAAAACGTATATTAAATATGCAGGAACAATTAGCTAGCGTTAAAAAAGAGGCTAGGTTATATAAGAATAATTTAGAGAATGTAATTAAGCAGTTTAATGACTATAAAAATCTTCCTTGGTGGAAAAAGATATTTAATTAAAAAAGTTACTAGATGTAAAAATCTAGTAACTTTTTTTGTTTATAGTAGCTTAATAAAAATTTACCTTGACATTCGCATGCTTAAATTGTATAATACTAGGGTAATAGTTATAAGGCTATAAAAATAATGGCAAAAAATACAACTAATAAGCGTATTCCAGTAAAGTGGATACGTGATAAAGCCAAAGCAGCCTATGAAAAGAAAGACTGCTGTTATATCTGTGGAACAGATATAGATTTAGAGCTTCATCATCTTCATTCAATTACACTTCTATTAGAAACCTGGGCTACTGTAAAAGGGTATGATATCTCTACAGATGAGGGTATTCTAGCAGTTCGAGATGAATTTATAGCAGAACATAAAGTTGAACTTTACGATATGGTTTATACACTATGTAATAGACATCATGTACAATTACACGGAGTCTATGGTAAAGCTCCTTCCCCTACATCTGTACATAGACAACATAAATGGATTGAAATTCAAAAAGCTAAAGCTGAGGGTAAGCCTCTTGATGTATCCGCAGACGGGGTTGAAAAGCCTCGCGGGTTAGGAACCTTTAGTAACTTTTATTAAGGATGCCTATGTGGTATAACCCAAAAACATGGTTTTCTTCTAAGGAAGAAAAAGCAAACCCAGCCCAGCCTATTATTGCAAGAGAAGAAGGATCGTGGCTAGGGTCTGACGCTTTTAACTCCTACAAAATAGCTTTCGATAAGCTAGAAACTGTAGGACGTGGTGTTAGTATTGTAGCTAATGGCTGCACTAGCCTAGACTTCGATATTAAGGATAAAGTTATTGATGGTATCGTAGCAGGCGTAAGAGTTAAAAATCTTAATCAATTATTAAATTATAGACCAAACCCTTATCAATCAATTCAGGATTTTAGATTAAATATTTATACAGACTTTTTGCTAGAAGGTAATATATTTATTTATTATGATGGTGCTTTTTTATATCACCTACCTGCTTCAAGTGTACAAATTATACCAGATACTAAAACATTTATAGCTAAGTATACATATAATAGCAATACAGATTTTAAACCTGATGAAATTATTCATATTAAAGATGTGAGTAGCTCTTCAATATATAGAGGTTCTAGTAGATTAGCTGCTGCAAGTAGAAGTATTAATACTCTATATAAAATGCAAGCATTTCAAGATCAATTTTTTGATAATGGAGCAGTTGCAGGTATTGTACTAACTACTGATAATACACTAAGCCAAGCGGCAAAAGATAAAACTATTGCTAATTGGTCTATAAAATATAGTCCTAAAAATGGTGCTAGAAGGCCTCTGATACTTGATAGTGGTCTTAAACCAAGCCCTATCTCTTCATCAACCTTTCAAGAGATGGATTTTGATACTAGTATTAAAACCCATGATGATAAGATTTTAAAAGCTATTGGTGTTCCACCTCTACTACTAGATGGCGGTAATAATGCTAATATTGCTCCCAATTTAAGATTATTATATTTAGAAACAGTTCTTCCTATTGTACGTAAGTTTACGTCAGCAATGGAACGATACTTTGGATATGATATAAGCGAAATAACTTCTAGTATCTCTTCACTACAGCCAGATATTAAAGATGTTGCATCATATCATTCTACCTTAGTTAACGCAGGTATTCTAACTCCTAATGAAGCTAGAATTGAGCTACGTTATGATCCGTTGCCTGGTGCTGATAGCATTAGAATCCCAGCCAATATTGCGGGGTCAGCATCAAACCCTAGCGTAGGGGGTGCACCTAAACAACCAGCTACACCTAACTCAGTATAAGGAGCCACATGGATAAAAACAAAGTACTATATATTACTAGTACTTTTATTAAAGACTTACCTAAAGTAAGTGATACTATTGATTCAATTTTTATCGAAGGATACGCTAGTACCGTAGATGTTGATAGGGGAGGAGACGTAGTACCCGCCAGTGTATGGGAACAAGGTATAGTAAATTACCTTAAAAACCCTATTATTTTAGCTCAGCACGACTATAATGATCCTATAGGTCGTATGGTAGCGTATAGAATTGACACAACAGGCCTTTGGATAAAAGCAAGAATTTCAGCAGCCGCTGCTGAAGTTTTTTCACTAATTAAGGACGAAGTCCTTACAGCATTTAGTATCGGATTTAGAATTTTAGATGCTGAATATAACCCAGCTGCTGAGGTATTTTTAATAAAAGAGTTGGAGCTTGTAGAAATTTCAGTAGTTTCAGTACCAATGAATCAAAATACCTTATTTAATCTTTCTAAAGCATTTAAAAACACTGAAGAATATAATAACTTCAAAGCTCAATTTATACCCAAAGGTGGGGTAGCTAAAGAGTCGGAATCTCTTACATATAAAATGAGTACAACTAAAAAGGAATGGAATATGGACCCAAAAGAACTACAAACAATGCTTGATAATGCTGCTAAAGCTGCTGCTGAACAAGCTACCAAGGCTCTGCTAGATAAGCAAGCCGCTGAAGCTGCTGAAAAAGCTGCTGCTGAAAAAGCTGCTGCTGATTTAGACGCGCGTATTAAAGCTGCTTTAGCTACAGTTACTCCCTCGGTTACTGGTGCTGAAAAGCTATTAGCGGATATTGAAAAACGCTTCGCAGAGCAAACTGAATCAACTAAAACAACCCTAGAAGGGCTACAATCTGCCCTAGCTGAAAAATCGGCAGAACTTTTAGCTATGCAAAAGTCAAAAATGGCTTTCAGCAATGGTAAAGAAGAAGGCGTAAGCTACAAAGATAAAGAAACTGCAGTTCTATTAAGTAAGATTAGTGGTAAGTCTATTGATAAGACTAAATTCGGTGTTGATTTACTGACTAAATCTGGTGCACACGTTGCTGCCGGTGCAGTAGTTGCGCCTGAGAGCGTATGGGAAACGGAAGTTTCCATGAATATGGAAGGGGAAGTTCGTCGTAAGCTGGTAATTGCACCTACATTACGTAGCATTAATATGCAAACTAATGTAATGAAAATTCCTCTAAATCCAGAAGCCGGTTATGGTCAATGGATGGCCAATACTTCGTTTGGTTCTGCAGCTTCTGCAGGTAATACAGCAACTCATGCACTGAGTGAAATTACGTTAAGTGCTTATAAAGTAGCTACCAATGAGTATATTGCTTATGAGGAAGAAGAAGACAGCCTATTAGTTATTCTTCCAATTATACGTGATGCTATGATACGTCGCACTGCTAAGTCTGTTGATAAAGCTTTCTTAGCTGGTGCAGGTGCAGGTGCAGACCCGGTTAAGGGTCTTGCTTTATACGCTCCTGCTTCTGCAGATCTAGCATTTCCTTCAGTGGCAACTCTTCTCGGTACTTCTGCTGTCTCTAACCTACGCTTCTTACGTAAAGGCCTCAGAGCTGGCGGATTAGATCCTAGTGATATTGTTTACTTCGTATCTACTGAAGTTTACTATGCCCTTATGGAAGATACCCTATTCCAAACAATGGATAAAGTTGGTGTAAATGCTACTGTTTTAACTGGACAAGTTGGGCAAGTTGCTGGTAGCCCTGTTGTTGTTAGTGCAGAGTTCCCGAGTGCTGTCGCAGGTACTGCTACAGGTACTACTAACCTCGCAGCTCTTGCAGTTGCTAAATCTAACTGGTTAGTTGGTAATCAGCGTGGATTACGTTTTGATACACAGGACCTAGCTGAAACTCAGCGTAAAGTTCTGGTGGCTTCTTTACGTACTGGTTTATCTCAGTTAACCACCAATCAGGGTACTGGCGTTACCGCTATGCGTTGGGCAGCTTAATATTACGTTAATAGATAAGGGCTACGGCCCTTATCTTTTACAAGCCTTTTCAGAGGGTTTGTAAAAGATATAAGGAATAAATTATGGGATTACCTTTAGTTACTAGGGCAGAATATAAAGCCTATGCTGGTTTAACTAGCACAAATTCTGACACTATTATTGATTCACTAATACCAAAGGTTTCCGCACTAGTTAAAACTATCTGCCGAAGAACATTTGTAGATTACGTATCTGATTATAAAACAGAGATATTTAATGGGGGTTGTTCATTCTTTGCATTAGAGGAATCCCCTATAATTACCATCGTATCAGTTGAATATTCTTCTAATTATGGGGTTACCTACACTACTTTAGTAGAGTATACTGACTATATTTATGATTCATATGAAAAAGTTATTCGCCCAGTTTTAACATCTGAATTTCCTAGATTAGTTAATGGATATAAGATAAATTATACTGCCGGATTTAGTAACATTCCAGAGGAACTAAAATTAGCTGTTATGGATTTAATTACGTATTACATTAAAAATGATGCGGTTATACACTCTAATAAGACACCTAGCACTAACAGTGTACAGATAGAATATGTAACTACTACTAATTTACCTGCGCATATTAAACGCGTGTTAGACCAATACGCTGCAAATTATAACTAAATATGAGCCAAGGTGCATTTAACCAATTTCTGTCCCAAAGTATTATTGCTAGAGCTAGAGAAGAACTATTAAAGTTAAAAAATTCACAGTTAGTAACAATTGATGGTAACTTAAAATTTAGTGACCGGTCTCCCCTATCTATCTCTAATATTCGTGATTCTACTAATAAGGTATCTTCAGGATATCAGAGTATTGTTACTAGACAAGGATTAGTTAATCTAGCTGAAGAGTTTACAAACACTCTTAATGATAACGCTATGGCATCCAAAGCTGCTAATCTACTAAGTAGTGATACATTATTCAATAACTTTAGAGACTTTATTAAAGAAGAGTATGCAGGTAATAGTATTAAAAATACTAGAACTAAGGCTTATTACTATGAAACTATCCAGGCATCTAATGGCGACATTAGAGTGGGTACTTCTAATACAGATCAGGATGAGGATTTAATAATATTTAAAAACTTAAATCATGGTGATTTAAAACCCCTTTTTATAAAGTTTCTTAATAGTACATGTAATGATGTAGAACTAATAAAGTTTATTCAACAAAATCTAGATGCTGGATATATATCAGGTATTTTTAATATAATGTTACAGAGACTATTTAATCTACAGGTGAAAACCTCAGATAGCCCTACTTATAGAGAATTTACTGTAACTTCCTCCAATGATACAGATTTAAGTAGTACATTTAATAGTATATTACTATTACTAAATGATGCAGATTACATTAGTAGTAATATATCTTACGATATAAACTTAGCTACAAGTGTACATAAAGATTTATATAGTAAAGACGGCCCAAAAGCGTCTGTTGAACTGCAATTAAGTCTGGCAAATCAAAAATTTGGTAGAGCCTTAAGCCATGTAGGCCTTCAATTAAATAATCTAATAATAGCTGTAGATAGTTCTAAAGCCAGAATAGATACAGTAGGTGCTAGACAGGCTACCACTAAGCTGATACAATCATTAAAAACAATAGCTAAGTTAGTTATAGATACTTCTGATAAACTATTAAAAACTACTCTATCAGAAGATGTAGCTAATAAAATGCGCAGTATCTTATATGATACTACTACAGTATTAAAATTAATCGAGACCCCTGGCTCAGATACAATTATAGATTCTATAGGTAATACTGTTGCTAATACATTAGCTGGTAAGTCTAATATACCGATTCAAACAACAACCGCACATAAATCAACTACAGTACAAACAAAGTCTAGCGGAGTAAAAAAGACTCCAGATATAAAAGTAAAGTCTAATACTAGTACTACTAAATTTAACTTTCCATTAATAAAAACGTTACAAAATCGTTCTTATACCCTAGCTAGTTTACAAGTACTATTAAATACTCACTTACAGGATGTAATTTCTGCAAATATGGGTAGAGGTAATGATAAATCAATTCTTAATTATCGTACAGGTAGATTTGCAAGTACTGTTAAAGTTGATAGACTATCACTGTCAAGGGAGGGTATGATAACTGCTTTCTATAGTTATATGAAAAACCCTTATCAAACATTTGAACCGGGATTTAAACAAGGATTACCAAAGTCAAGAAATCCTAGGTTATTAATAGCTAAATCAATCAGAGAAATAGCTGCTATAAAAGTAGGCAATAGATTAAGGTCAGTATTAATATGAGTAAAAGATCGAGCATACTAAAAGCGCTTGCAGAAAAATTAAAAAATATAGACGGAATTCAGTATAAGTCTAATATTTTTAACAACGCCTTTTCAAAGCTTAAATTTTGGGATGAAGTATCAGACTTTCCATCTATCTATATGTCACCAGGAGCAGAACAACGAGAGTATCTTCCTGGAGGATTCACATGGGCCTATTTAGGTATTAGTATTAAGTTATACTGTAAAGGTGAAGATTCAACCGATCAACTAGAACAACTTCTGGAAGATGTAGAAAAAGTAATTGATGCAAATAGAGCACTAGTCTATGATAACGTTAACTTGTATGAAACAACAGAAATTCTAATTGTTTCCATCACGACTGATGAGGGACTTCTAGCTCCTTATGCGGTAGGGGAGATAAATTTACAAGTGCGCTACGCACTACCATAGTTCGTATTCGAGTGTAACCTCAGATAAATAATCTAGTCTAACACGAGATACAATAAACATAAGGAAAAAATATGCCAGGATTTAATCTTGTACGTAATTCTAGAGTATTCTTTACAACTAACGTTGCAGATGCAACCGGCGTAGTTGCTCAAGGTGCTCTTACATCTGCTGGTACACAGGAATTAGCGATTATGAACGGGTTTAGTTTTAGTCAAAGTACTAATTCTCAAACTATTACTGTTAATGAAGCTGGTAGTACTCCTACCCGTGGTCAAAGAGCCTTCAATAGTGCTCTAAACCCAGTAGAGTTCTCCTTTTCAACATATATACGTCCACGAGGTGCAGATGCTACTATTGATATGGACGAAAAAGTTTTATGGAATTCACTATTGAGTGATGGCTCAGTTAACTTAGTTCCCTCTGGGGTATCTCAGGCCAATAGCTTCTCAGTATCTGCATTAACAATATCAAGAACAGGTAGTACAAATGTAATTACTTTTACCTGGGCTAGTATTGATATCAGTACTGTTCCAAAGTTTACTACTGCTGATATTGGTACTAAAGTTAATGTAGGTGGGATTATTAATAATTCTGGATTAGGATTTAATGGTTCCGGTACTATTGTTAGTATTACTGGTACACCCACTACTTGTACAGGTATGGTGGTTGCAATGGATATTGCTCCAGTAGGTACAGGTAACCCCAGTACTACAACTGGTACAGTATACTTTTCTAAATCTTCTGCAGCTTTAAGAAACCCGGCTTCAAGTAATGAACCTGCCCATGTTGCTATTAATGTAGGGCTATCTAATAAAAACCAGTTACAAAGTTTTGGTTTAATTGTTATTATTGACCAGTCTACCTATATAATTGACAACTGTGCACTTAGTGATGCAGATATAGATTTCGGTTTAGATGGTATTGCTAATATTAAATGGTCTGGTAAAGGTGCATCTCTTCGTACTTTATCTACTGCTGGGGGTACTGCGGGAACATTTAGTGGTTCTCTAATAGGCACTTATACACCTGCTGCAGGCCCAGCAATTAGTGCAGGTAATTTTATTACTAGAAAACTATCTACCGCTTCACTTTCGTCTACTTTTCGTGGATTAGGTACTGGAGCTAAAGCATATAATGTTGCTTTAACTGGTGGTACAGTAAAAATTTCTAATAATATTAATTTTGTTACTCCTGAATCTTTAGGGGTTGTAAACGTACCTATCGGTTATTATACTGGCACCAGAGCTATTAGTGGTAACATTACAGCGTACTTAAAAACAGGGGCTTCAAATACTACCGCAGCGCTGCTATCTGATCTATTAGCTGCTACCCCAGAAACGCGCTACTATTTAGAACTACAAATGGGTGGTATTAACAATTCTGTTAAAGTAGAGTTAGAGTTCCCGGCAGTTACTTTACATATACCTACAATTGAGGTTCAAGATGTTGTATCAACCAACATTTCTTTTGTAGCACAAGGAGCTTGCCTTATCGA